GATAGTTGCTGGCGCTGGACTTGCTAAATCAGGAAACACTCTTAGCGTCAATGTTGATGGCTCATCGTTGGAAATTGATGGAGATAATCTTCGAGTAAAGGCAAGCGGAATTACTTCTGCTATGATTCTTGACGGAACTGTTGTCAATGCTGACATCAACGCTTCTGCTGCTATTGCTTACAGCAAGCTGTCGTTGAATAACTCTATCACTAACGCTGACTTGGCTGGAAGCATTGCTTACGGCAAGTTGGTTCTTGGTGGAGCTATCCTCAACACTGACTTGGCTGGCTCTATTGCTAATAGTAAGCTTGCCAACGACGGTATTACCATTGCTGGAACAGATACCAGCCTTGGTGGTAGCATCACGGCAGCAACTATCCTGAATGTTGATATGGGTGGCGATTTCGTCATCGGTACTCAGTCTGATGATGTTGCCGTGTTTACTGGTAAAATCAAGGTCACTGCAAATGCAATCCTAGATTCTGCTAACAACCCAGCTATCACATTAGATGGTGCTGGAAACATTGCCACTAGCTCTATTCAGTTGAATGGTAACGCTATTAAGTCTAGCACTGGTGTTACAGCACTTACCTTGAGCGGTGCAAACGTAACTGTTGCTGGTGACCTTACCATTACTGGTGATGACATCACGATGACCACAAACACTTCTGGACACATGCTTGTGGCTGACGGTACTAACTACAATCCTGTAGCTATTAGTGGTGATGTTGCGATGGCATCTAGTGGTGCTGTGACCATTCAGCAAAATGCTGTTGATACCCAAATGCTAAGCTGGCGTCCTCGTTACCAAGAATTCTCTGGTGATGGTGTGGCAACTGTATTCAACCTTGGGTTCCGCATCTTGGATGCTAACTGGCGCGTTGCTACTGTGTTCCGTAACGGGCAGGCTCTTACTCAGCTTGCTTCTGGTGCTGACGATGTAGATGAGTTCCAAGTAGCAGATACTGGGGCGGCTACTCAAGTTACCTTTGGTGCTGCACCTGAGTCTGGCGACGTACTTTATGTGACGTACTTAGCCTAATGCGAAAAATACTAGTGCGATGGGATTCCCCAGACGGAACCGCTACTGTGTGTGCTGAAAGGGTTGGTGAACACCAATTACTCCCTTCGCACCTAGTATTATATAATGTGCAGGGAATGGCTGAATCGTCATTCCCTGCCGTTACTATTGATACGTTGGCTATCAAACGTGAAGAAATCTCCTATATGGCAGAGGGGAATGAAGAAGAGAAGATAGAGACAGCCGAAGAAAGTCAGCCTATAGTCGTTCAAGAAGAAAAAGCGCAAGAAGCGCCAATTTCTAAACCAATTCAAGAAGAAGCGGAAAATTGTGTTCCAACTGATTCTGTAGAAAAACAAATTGCTGGGGAGCGAACAGAAAATGGAGCAAATGCAAGTAATAGTGTCATTCATAGCTCTCGGGCTAAGCGCACTCGTCGGGCTAGATCACGTAGTACGAAGATCTAAAGACGATACTAAAGCCTCCCTCCAAAAAGCCGATGAACAATTGGTTTTATTGCGTTCTTTTCGTGATAGAATAGAAGGGGCAAACGCCCTTGAAAGATTAAGTAAGGTTGAAACCCTACAAAGAGCAGATGAAAATGCTCTGATAAGAATTGAACAAAAACTCCAAGCGTTAGAGACTATCCTTACAGTATTGGCTGAAGATATTCGAGAAATGGGGGCAAGGTAATGCAGATCAATGATCGAAAAAGACTAATAGAACTTCTAACGGCGGCAAAGAAGGAAGTAGTTGATGCTAAAGCAGAAGTGCTTCACTGCAAGTCTAATCGGGCAAATGGTCATGTCGTATTAGACGGGCAATACTATACCTTTAGCGATAAAAAGGTTATAACCTCTAAAGTTTAGCCCATAGTCAGCTTTATCTTTCACATTGGTGAATTATGGCATACCAAATGCCTCCAGTCTTACAGCAAATAGAATCCCTAGGTTTCCGCACATTTACGTCTGGCGTATACAACCTCAACTTATTTGGAATCCGAGGCAAAAACCGCCAATCAGATCAATTTGATGACCTGCTGGGGTGTGCATACAAAATAGAAGAAGGTGGTGGTTGGTATGTCAACTACTGGCCAGCCACTACTGATCCAGGGGCCTTCTGCTTAAACAATCCAACCGTTTACGGGACAGAGCTTGGCACTGCTATTTATAAGCCTGGACAATATAAAGGTGTTTATGAAGTTGGCCTCCATAGAGGTAAATACCTAGCCTTAGTCCAGACAGGTGGAGAAATAAAGGTTTACAGGGATTCAAACAGAGACTCTGTATTAGACATGAATGAATCTTCAGTACAAGAAGGCTATTTTGGATGCAATATCCATAAAGCAGGAAAAGCAAGTACGCGGGTTGGAAAATGGTCCGCTGGTTGCCAAGTCCACGCAACAGAAAAAGGTCACTTGGAAATGATGTCGTTAGTTGCATTGCAAATAAGCCACCACCCAACGTGGAAGAAGATAACATACACCCTACTAGATCAGTGGTGGTAAGAGGAGAGAATAATGCCAGATAAACTCAAAAGTCGTAAGTTTTGGTTCGCACTGCTTGGTGCCGTGCTTCCAATTATTGCTCAATATTTTAGCACTGAGGTTGAACTAAGTGAAGCTCTTCAACTTAGCGCAGGGGTCGTTGCTGCCTACTTGTTTGGTCAAGGGTATGTAGACGGCAAAGCTGTAGAAGGCGTTGTGCCTGAACAGCCAATGGAAGAGTAATTATTTTCTCAACGGGGAGAAATTATGAGTAGATTGAAAGGAATATTAAAGAAACTAGATGCCAAAAAGCATTCGGCAACCATTTGGGTGTCAATTTTGCTTATTGCTGCTGCAACACTATTTTCACAACTGAACCTTGGTGGAAGTGATGAGCTTTCTCAAGAAGAGACTGAGCCTTCACCAGTTGTTGAAGAGGAAGCCCTGCAAGAGGAAACTCCGCAAGAGGAAGCCCCTGCGGTTGAAGAAAAAGCAGAAGAGGCTGAGTAGAATGCAAGAAGGCGTACTACTCGCCATCGGAGCGCTGGCTGCTGGGGGCTTAATGGCCCTAATAAAAGCAGTCAGCGCCCTTTTTGCTAATCACAAAGCAAAGCCCATACCAAGCATTGAAAGGCGTGCTGCTGAACAACAGGCGGCAAATGAGAAAGCTATAGCATCAGCGCAAGCAACTGTTGTACATGAGGCTATAGCTGAAGCAACCATTAGCGAAACACCAGAACACGACATTGCTGCCCTCTGGAATAAGGAGAATAGTTAATGTTCTTATCCATAGGCGCTATTTTTCTAGTCATCCCAGAAGCCCCTATCAGGCGCGATCCACTGGCTGACCAATGCGCAAATGCTTCCGCTGTTGCAAGGGGCGCACCCCTCCCAAGAAGCTTGTCCTTAAGCGGTGAGGGTGTATGCGGCGCTGTGTGCTTCCCAACCTCTGTTGCGGCAGATTTTATGGATATGCAAGCATATAGTGAAGAGCTGTATACCGTATGCTCTGTAGATATTGCTACGATGAAATCAGAAAATGACCTATTGTTAGAAGAGTTGCAAAGGCCAATCCCGCTAACAGAACAACCATCTTTCAATAGATGGGTTGGTAGGGGTGAGGGTGTTTTAGCAGGTGTTTTATTAGGGTTGGCCGCTTTTGGAATCTACCAAGGGGGGGCCAATGGCGACTGATGAACAATCATCTTTTACAAACCCACTCTCTAAGCTGCCACCTTGGGCGCTCGTTTTTGTTTACCTTTCAGGGGGCGGTGCGCTCGGCGGTATGGGTATGAATATGAAATTAAACCATACGTGCCCAGACCCAGATACAGAACTAGCCTTAGCTAAAGTGCAAGCGGAAGAAGCTACGCGAGATTTAGAGTCTATGGCACTTAGCTTCAACCTGATTACAGAATTGTTTTCTAAATGCCAAAGAAATGCTCGTCGTGAAGATTAATTAAAGACAAGTTATCTTCACTTAATAGTAGGGCTATAGGTGCGCTTTTAAGCTGCCCACCCTAAAAGCAAGTAGGAGAAAGCTAATGTTATGTCTAAAAGAGTTACCTACATCTGCTGATGGTAGGTTGTGCCGAGCAGTTCCACGTAAAGATGCTACTGGTGATATCTCTTGGGATATTGATGTTTCATTCAATATTACCTGTGAAGAAGATGCTTCTATAGCTAATGAGTACGTCCCAGGATCTCTTCAGGCTTGGCACGCTGGTCAAGACGGATCTAAGGGATCTGTAAAATCAACAAGCGGCTACGATCTCGTCCATGTAGTTATAGACGATGGGAACACACAAGAAAAAATCGCCAGTGGGCATAGTGATATTAGGCACTGCGTCGTAAATATTAACGGACAAGACTCTTCACTAATTGTTCGATTCAGACTACACGGGCTTCTTCCTCATGCTGCCAGTGCAATGGTTTACAAGCTGGATGAAATAATCGTAATAAAGTTGTCTAGCCACCAACTGTCTGTTTTTGGAAACGAGATCTCAGGTGAATTTAAGAGCCAGATTATAGGTAAGGTAGCTTTAGTAGAATCTGGTGAAGAACAGCATTGCGGAATAGTAACTGACGAAACAGATAGGACTTTAAGCTTAGATTTAATAGAAGGAAGTGTAACGCTTGAGTCCCCTTATAAGCTTTTGTCTACAGTAAATGTAGTACCCCAAGAAGGTTTTCAATTTGACCAGCTACTAAAGTCTTACAAATTAGCGATGGTAAGCGTTGGCAAAAATGCTAGTTGGCACGATTTGATTGAAACAATGGGCCAAATGTATGCAAGCAATCAGTTAGAAGCTAAAGCCTCGGATTACTCTGAGGACTTTTCATTCGAGTTGAACGGTGATGTTATCAAGAATGCAATAACTATGTCTGTTGAAAGAGAGGCTTTAGGTGCCTTATAAATTGATACAAGATATTCTTTTTTACAAAGATGGATCTAGCAAAGATACAACCATCTTAAAGAAAGGGACAATAGTAAAAGAGGCAGACTGGTCTGAAATGGATAGTGTAGATTTAGCGTCTTTTAGAAAAATTGTAAAAAGACATCAAGCAAGATTCCCAAATGAACGCGTAGGGTTTTTCCATTTCGATGGGCGTATCCGTTCTGCTGTATTTGGAAAAAGTTTGGTCCGTTCAAGAAGGGCACTCTAATGGCAGACAGAATGACTGTTCACTTTATGTCCCTTGAAAATCCTAAAAGGGCTTTGCAAGATCCAGCACTAGCATCCCTTTTAGAAAAAGGGTGGGTAATTGTATCGCATTTTGTAGTAGAAAGATCTGGTTCGCCAGAGATCGCTTTCGTGCTATCTCCACCAGAATATTCCCACCATATCGCAAAGCTTACCGCGAAATTGGTTATGTTTGGTGCAATTGGTGGGGTCTTTGTCGGCTCTATCGCAGCAAAACTTTTCTCTAACTATCTAATGTGAGTAAATAATGAATGTACAAAATGTTGCTATCAAGAAACTTGTCCCTGATGATGCAAACCCAAGAGTCCATGATGAGAAGAACCTAGCGGCGATTAGTGCTTCCTTGGAAGCCCATGGTCAGGTTGAACCACTTGTCGTCCAAGCCAGTAGCATGAAAGTGATTGGTGGAAATGGTCGCCTTAGTGTAATGAAAAAGCTTGGGAATACCCATGTGCAGGTGGTTTTACTGGATGTCTCTGATGAGGATGCACGTAAGCTATCAATCTCCCTAAACCGTAGTGGCGAATTGGCTGGTTGGGATGAACAAGTATTGTCAAGCCATATTCAAGCCCTGTCTGCCCTTGGTGATGAATTTGATGCAACCTCACTAGGTTTTAGTGGTGAAGAACTTGAGGGGTTGCTTTCTCAGTTTGAGACAGATCTAGAAAGCCTTAGTATGTTACCTCCAGAAGAAGGGTATGTTGGGCAAACTGGCCCAGAAATACCAGATGGGACACAACCTAAAGATATGCCGAATAGCAGTGTTAGGATGGTTCAGCTCTTCCTTAATGAAGAAACAGCGCCAATTTTCCAAATGTGGGTAAACACCCTCTCTAAAAAGCACGATACAGATAATATTACCGACACTGTATACAAAACAATTCAAGAGGCAGCGGGTGATATTAAATGAGAATAGCTGTCCGATCTAAGATTCCAGAAGAACAAGTACGCCCCTGGAAAGGGAAGCACCCCCCTAAAGAACATTATTCTTTTGTGCTGACTGAATCTTGCGATGTATATGCACCTGATGGGACACTTATTATAGGGTACCGAAGGGGCGCTATATCTAAAGAAGCTTTAGATCAGTCATACGAAACTTACCATTACATGAAGCGCTTTAAAAGCGATAACCGTGGCGTATATGCTGGAGAGTCTCGCGTTCCCAATGTTCGTCCAGATGGTACTGTTTCGCGCCAAACGAGGACTAGTAATGTTTCTAGTTGTGTGGCTGGGTTTTTTGAAGCGCAAGGTGGTCGCCACCCTTTTTGCCGCCAAACAGCCTTCTTACAACACCACCCTGAAAAGTGGGATGCCATCCAGCCCTGTTTGAGAGAGGTAGCAAAAGTATTCAAAGATGTTGCCCCAAATAAATACAAAGACCAAATGGCCTATGTTGAAAAAACACACCAAGCTTGGGTAATCCCAGGGACACCCTTTACAACATTAACAATCAATAACTGTGTCCCTTCTGCTTACCACCAAGATGGTGGAGATTTGAAGGATGGGATGGGTTGTATGCTTTGTTTCCGTAAAGGGGAATATAGTGGTTTTGAGTTGGTCATTCCAGAGTATAGGTTTGCAATAGATATGAAGCATGGGGATGTGGTTGTTTTCAATCCAGTTGTCTGGCACGGGAACACACCCCCTTACGCTACAGTGGGTGAAGAAAAGGTTGACTGGGAACGCATTACAGTTGTCCATTATTATAGAGAAGGAATCCTTGGGTGTGATTCACCTTTGGGCGAGTTGGAAAAAGCTAAAAGCAGAGGCTTGTTAGAACCTGGAGAAAATAATGATTAGGCGTATTGGCGGTGTGAAAGTATTCATTGGCGTGATCTCTCATAAGAGAGCTAAAAATGTAACCAAAATGGAGAAGATGTGCGGGCCTTTGACTTGGTACGTAGGGGCTGGCGAAGCAAAGCAATACGAAATGATGGGTGCCACCAAAGTTATTGAATCTGGTGGATTATGCCGTAGCCGTAATGCTATTTTAGATGACTCTTTTGCAATGGATCTGCCTGCTATTGAATTGAGCGATGACTTGCGTAAATTAGAAATTGCGACAAATAAAGCTGAAAAACATGAGGCTACACTTGATGATGCAGTTCGCTTAATGTTTAAAGCATTGGACAGCACTGGTTCTCGAATGGTTGGTGTTGCCCCTACTGCTAATGCTTTCTTTTTCAATCCAAACAAGCCCGTACATACAAGTGCTTTCGTTGTGGGCGATTTTATAGCAGTCAAGCCGACAAGTTTGCGGTTCGATGAAGATCTAAGATTGAAAGAAGACTATGATTATACAATCCAACACTTAATGAAGTACGGTTCTATTGCTAGGTGCAATGCAGTGTTGGCTACATTCGCTCATCGTACAAACAAGGGTGGTGCTTGCGACTACAGAACAAGTGATCTAGAGCAAGCTACAATCAAACAATTAAAAGATAAGTGGCCTGGAATGTTGAAGGACAACCCTAAGCGTAAAGATGAAATCTTGTTGGCGATCTAATGGGGTTTTTGAAAAAAAAGAAAATAGGCAAAGGTAAGGGAGAGGGTCTACATGCGCCATGGTCTGTACAATTAGAGCTTACAGAAGGTTGTAATAAGCTTTGTTCATTCTGTGGTTTAAATGGAATTAGATCTAAAGCTGGGATGCCGTACCATTATATGAGCATCCCTTTGGCTAAAAAGGTAGCTTTACAATTAAAGGAACTTTGCCCAAAGGCTAGGGTTGAGTTTGCCATGCACGGCGAGCCTACTCTAAACCCAGATTGGGAAGAAATCGTTGGTATTTTTAGGGAACAGTTACCACACACACAATTCCAACTAACAACTAATGGTCGCAATTGGATGCGATCAAAGAAACATGAAAATGCAGTGGAGGGTTACGCCGTCCGTGCCTTTGACGCTGGTATTGATATAATAATATTAGATACATATGAGCCAGAAAGATCCAAGCTTCAGCAGCTTGCTAAGTCATGTACTCGATTTGAAGTAATGGATTTTTATGATGATTGTATTCCTGCTGGGATTTCCCCTTACTATAATTATCACCGTAAAAAGACGGGCTTAATAATAGTAATGGATGACATAGGGATCAGGTCTGGGGAGAGTGGTTCTCGTACATTGATGAACCACGCTGGAAATGCTGCTGACCAACCAATACCTGAACAGCCGTACAGTAGAACGTGTACTCAGCCATTTAGGGAGATTACCGTTTGCTATAATGGTAACGTAAACATCTGCTGTATGGATTGGGGTCATGAATATACTTGCGGAAATGCTAACGAAAGAAGCCTAAAGCAAATTTGGTGGGGTTCAGAGTTTACTGCTGCACGTAGGTTCCTACAGAAGAAAGAACGTGGATTTAGCCCTTGTGATCGGTGTAATGCAGGAAGTGGTACAAGGGCTGGTCTTTTACCTAAATTAGTCAGCCCAAATCTTAAAGATTTAGAAGTAATTAAATCTGTACATGCAAAGCCTCAACAGAACAAACTTGAACGCAAGCTTTGGCCATCAATAGAAAAGACAGCGGCTAATGAGTGAGGGTAATACTAAACATTCCCCTTGGGGTTCAACACTAATTTGGGCAAACGTTCCTGGGAAATATACTGGGAAGATTATGCGTATAGAAAGTGGCCAAAGAATGTCATTACAATTCCACCAATACAAGGAAGAAACAGTAATAGTCTTGTACGGAACAATGATTTTCGAGAAAAACAATGTGACTTATGAATTAAGCCCAGGAATGTACGCCCATATACCCCCTGGAACCCCTCATAGAATGGGTGCTGCCGATGAAGGTGATTTTGTTATTGTTGCTGAAGTAAGCACATTTGACGATGGTGATATAATCAGGATCGAGGATGATTACGGGCGAACCTAACTCTCTCGCATTGGGTACTAACTAATCTAGACCTGAATACATTTCCAGTAGGCAGTAGTCTCCACCCTGGCCTTCTGCCAAACCTTCCCGCAGCAAAGCAAGCCATGTCTACTTTTCCACCGATACACCCAATTTCGTGAAAACTATTTAGCAACTTCGCGCCTAGGTGCGAATACCAAACCCTAACATCCTTGTTTGCAAACCAAGCGTTTGGATTGAATCTATTCTCCCTAAGCTCCACCCAAATTTGAATACCAGATGGGCCAGTTTGGACTATGGCGCTGCGCCCACTACACTCACTATTAGATCCAATATTGGACTCAATACTATTGATTATTGGAGATAGATCTTCCCCCAAGCCCGCTATATTATCTAGATCAAACAATACCCACGATTGCCTAAAAGCACCCCACTTAGATGGCCTAATACCAAACGATGCTTCCTCCCATTCAGTAGGCTTCATTTGCGAGACAGAGCATAGAGAGGTTGGGAGTATGTGCTTTTGCCCTTGGCTTACATCCTTACTATAAAGGCGCTGAATTGTAAGGGCTATATCTGTTGATTTAGCCCCTTTGCTGCGAGCTTCAGACCATTTTAGTATTTGTATTGGCTCATTCTGGAGTTTATGCCCAATGCTTCTGGTTGTGTACCCTGTATTGTCTGTAATATAGCTAAAAAGCTTAGCACTAAGATAGCTATTGTTTGCTTTAACTGTAGAGACTAAACCACCTATAGGATTAGATCCTTTAGCTAGTAGGTTATTATTGTGCTGGTGTCTGGGTTTTTTAGTAGTTACAGTAGTTTGGGTGCCAACAAATGTCGTTTTATGTGGTGTAAACAATCTGGCTTTGCTGTCAGAATACTCCACAGCATATGTTTTCTCGCAGGTAAAACATTTAGCTCCACTTTTATGCTCATTACCAGTGCGCCACAGTATTAGAGATGGTGACTTATCTGCGTGTTTATGGGCTTTGGTATTAGGGCACTTAGCAGCAGCCGTGCGCTTCCCTATATGCCCTTGTAATGCTCGCAACTTGGCGGGTATTGGCACCGTGCCAATAAATACCTTTGAGGCGCTCTTAGGCCCACTGAACCGTTCAAAAAAACCAGCGTGCCTGAACCTGCGGGCTACCTCTAACAGAAAGCACTTATTTTTAGTGGTGAGAAGTATATGCCTTCCCCACTTTTGGCCAAACGATAGTTTCCTTATCTTTGCCCCCATTGAGGCAGCACTAGATAAGGAAACCTCAGTCCAGCCTAAATCTTTTTTGATTTGCTTCCATGCGTTACCAGCCGCCCATCTAGTGACAGATGGTATTGATGACAAATAAGTAGGGCAAAGTTCTAAATACCAATACCCAGACTTAACTTCTTGTATTTGATGGGCTTTCAATTCCCCCATTACCCAAAGTAGGGCTTTCCCTGCATTAGATACGGCACTTCTCGTGCAGACAGATCTTTTGATCGAATTAAAAGCAAATTGGTACTCTGTGTCAATACTGCTTGCTTTACTTGATGCCGTAACGCAAGGGTGATACAATCCATTTGCAATTAAATCATTCAATTAGTTCTCTTAGGTTATCGTGAATTTATTGGTGCTTACTGTCTAGTTTAGTTGCCGCTCTCTTGGCTTTCTCGGCTAAGAGTTTGTACTCCATTATTGGAACTCTGCCCCCATCAGACCGCTTTTTAACAATCTGGTGGGGGCTTTTTTTAAGGGCTACATATACATATAGGTAGTTTGCATTAAAACCGCACAAAAGATGCGAAAAACGGCGTTAAGCCCTAAAGTAATAGAGGGGAGGGGGCCGCCCTCCTACTATAAGCGGTTAGGTTTCAGCCTTATTCATACCTTTACCCCTCCCCTCGCCTTTTTGAATAATGGAAAATTGAAAATTATAAAAGCAAGAGTAGGCGCTGAGTTGATCCTAGATCATGCAGCAATGCCAGACAAACTTCGTTGGGCTATAGCGCAGCATTTTGTGATTAAAAACCCAGAGTTAGAAAAGCGGCAAAGAATGGGTTTGAGCAATGGGCACTTACAGCAGCACGTAAAGTTTTATAGAGTGCGGAATGGCCCGCAGTGGGAAGAGGAAATTATCTTGCCACGGGGGGCTTTTTCTAAAATTGCTCGCTTAGCAAAAAGGCACGGTTACGCAATCAATGTTGATGGCGGGATAAAAGTAACCAATAGATCAAAAGCTATTCTTAACTGTCAGGATCTTGGTGTTGATTTAAGACCATACCAAATAGAGGCTTGCAATAAACTCATACAATCTGTTCAAGGGTATATTGCTTTGCCATGCGGCGCGGGGAAAACAGTCTTGGGTGCGGCAGCCGTTGTCGCGACTGGGCAACCTTCAATTGTTTTGGTGCATACTGAGGATCTTCTACTCCAGTGGGCTGGGGTGTTTGAAAATATGTACGCGACTGATGTGAGGAGAGTTAATTCTGGCGGCGGGGATTACAGGTGGAGGCAGTTAGGCGATAATGAAATCGCAATTGCTATGGTTCAAACACTACACGCGAACCCTTTGAAGAGGAAAGGTTTATTGGCTTCTGCGGGTGTTGTTTTACTTGATGAGTGCCACCATGCGCCAGCAGATAGCTTCAGATCTCTATTCAAGGAAATTCCCGCAAGATATCGTTGGGGATTGACAGCAACCCCAGATAGACCAGATGGTTGGGGATGCTTACTCCCAATGTTCATAGGCCCGCAGCTCTTCTCAATGAAGCCGAGGCACCTTGTAGAGCAGGGGTACCTTATGATGCCGAGCATACTTCCTGTGGAAACGGGAATCATGGTGCCTTCTTCCGCTTGGGGTAGAGATAAAGGTGGAACCAAAAAAAGCGCAATGGCTTTGAATTGGTTGTGTAACAATAAAGAGAGGAGGCAGTTTTTAGTTGATGTTAGCCTAGAGGGCGCTGAAGACGGTAGAACCTGTTTAATTTTAGTCCCTAGAGTTAACTTGGCATATTGGCTAGCAGATCAATTGAGCCAAAAAGGAATAGACTGCAAGGCGGTTACTGGCAAGATGAATAAGAAGGCCAGGGAATATGCTTTGGAAGATTTAAGGAAAGGTAAGCTGCAAGCTATTGTTGCCACGCAGCTAGCAGATGAAGGGTTAGATATACCGAATCTTGATTACCTTGTGAATGCAAGTACAGGTAGGGCAGGCGGCAGGGCTATTCAAAGGATAGGTCGCGCTATGCGTGTCTCGGAAGGCAAGCAAACGCCACTTGTCGTTGATCTTATTGATAACGATCCTGTATACCGTAGACAATGGAAAAACAGGGCGATGGCTTACAAGAGCGCAATCAACGCGAAGATACCAAAAGTAGTGCCTGCTGAAATGGCGATATCAGCAATTAAAAATGAGCTTTTAAAAACTAAAAAAGGAGGCGAGTGTGGCTAGAATCAATTTGCATGATGAGGTTATGACGCCAGATGGTAACATAGGTGTCGTTATTGATAGGTTTTTCATAGGTAAGCAAGCACTGTACAAAGTATCAGTAAAGCATGAAGGTGTTCGCACAAGCTATAGTGAAATAAGTGACTTTAAACGTAGTGATTTGAAGAAATCATCTCTTGTCGGCAAAAATATAGTTCTACCAAAATTAGTGGTTGCAAAATAACCACTATTGGGGTACACTATTTATAATGCTTGTAGGAGGGCAATATGGCGCAACACATTACAAACAATATTTATAGCGAAGGTATACGGGTAGTCCAAATGGGCGACAAGTGGTGGGTGCTGCACCCAGATAAGGACAACCTTTCATACCAAACCGAAAATGAAGCTAAGCAGGCTGCTGCCTCTTTAGCAGCGGAGGTAAACAATGCTTAAGTTATTGTTAGCCGCTGTTTTTTGCTCTGGTTGCTATATCCCACCACAAGCGTTGAAGAGTTGGGAGGAGGATCGCTTGCACCGAAGAGGCGCTTCTGTTCCATGCTCTGCATTTAGAGCAGGGCAAGTAATGGGCGGTGGTGATCGCGTTATTCGCGTAACATCACGCAGCGTCACGGTTAGAAGTAGGTCTGGCAGCCATTATTCAATAGCGTGTAGGTAGCGGACATATTTTGTCCCACCCATACGTTATTTATGTTGTGTAAAGCAAAACCTAACCCTATAAAAGTAATGCCAGTAGGAGGGCAATATGAGACAGTTCAAACCATACAAGACAGAAGCGCCTAGATATGACGGGGAGCCTATTGCAGGGCTGCCAAGTGCTGCGATGGTGCTTACAAACAGTGAGCGGAGAGAGGCTTGGTGCAGCCGTCGCTGGTTGTTTTCTTATGGAAGGCTAATAAATGGGCTTCCAAGTATTGCGATGCAATGGGGTTCTTTTTACCACACTATTCTTGAGGATATGTACCTCCATTGGGGCGAGGGTGGTTTAGCTTATTCAGAGACTTGTTTATACGTGTGCGGCGGCGCAGCCCATGTATCGGGTTTGCACACATCTTGTAAGCGGTGTGGGGGCGGCGGTTTTGGGCCGCTTGCTCGCATCTCGGAAGAGTTGCAGTCAGATCCAGAATATTGGGGCAGGCAAGCCGAAAAGTATGGAGGGATTGATGGTTTACTGAAGTCTTTGCACGATACAGCAGTTGGGTACTTGCATGTTTATGGAATAAACGGCCCAAAGGACTTTGATGTTTTAGCTGTTGAGGTGCCAGTTGCTTTACCAGTATTGAATGCAAGCGGTAAGATTTATAAGTCTCAAGTTCCCATTGTTGATTTAGGGGAAGGTAAGGGGTGGAGGCTTGCTTCTTTCAGGGAGAAAATGCCTTGGCGAATGATACGCTTGCCTTGGTACCAAATAGGGAGGCTTGATTGCTTACTTAGGCATAAAGTGACTAAAGATCTTTATGTATTAGAGTTTAAGACATCAGCAAACCCAACCTCTTATGGAAAAGATCTGCACTTAGATAATCAGCTTCCAGGATATATAGCAGCAGCAGAATATCTTAATCTTGGAGATGTTAAAGGGTATATCTGGGACGTTTCATCTAGCAGAAAGCAGACAGAGCCTCGTGTTTTAGCTTCTGGAAAGATTTCTACAGCGAAACAAAATTGCCCAAGCTGGAAGTATAAGGAAGCTGTTGATCTTATTATTAGCGGACAGTCAGGAAGTACCGCTGACTACTCAGTAGATGACGTTAGTAAGCTGAAAGATTTTGTAAAGCAGTTGAGGCAAACTGTAGATCCGAAACTATTCCATAGAGAATGGGGGAATCCAGCAAAATCTGTGATTGATAGGTATAAAGCTGAGCTTTTAGTAGATGCGCAAAGGTTCGCTAAGATGCGCAGATCTTTGGTAACTGCACCGACTGAAGAGGCTGTGCTGTCATCTTTTCCACGGGTACCGTTTTGTAGAGGCCCAGGAAGCTCATGTTCATATGCTGGCATTTGTATGGAGGGGGGATCTGATCTTGATCTAGTAATTGACTCCATGCTGAACAGCCCGAATACAGGCAAGAAGAAGCGAGATGAAATTCATTTTATTGAAAGAGAAAATAAAAACACAAGTAAGGAGAGTAAACCATGTCCGATGTTCTAATTTACAAGAAAGCTATAGATCTTCCAAAACAAGCCAAGCTATTATTTATAGGGGATAGCGGCACTGGGAAGACGCGGCTCTGCTGTACAGCACCTAACCCAGTTATCTTGCTTGTTGAGCCTAATGGTTTGATGACAATACAGGCAACTAACCCTGATGCCATTGTTGTTGAGGCGAATAACTTACAAACTGTATATTCATTTTTTCAAGATGCTATGAGCGGCAGGCTAAAGGAGGAAACTGGCTGCGAAACAATCATTATTGATTCACTCACTGAAATGCAGAGATTGATCCGTGATGACATACTTATGCAGAAGGGAAATGCTCCAGGAGCGAACGTAAAGTTCTCGCTTGCAGATTGGGGTGTGCTTACTGATCGGATGCGTAAGATGATCAGGACGGTACGTGACTTGCCGTTTACCATCGTTTGTACCGCGCTCGCCCAATACGAAACAGATGAGTCAACAGGGATCAGGTATGCCATGCCATCTTTTGATGGGAGGAAAATGCCTAATGAGATTTGTGGATACTTTTCCGCTGTTGGCTATGTTTATAGGGAGCAAGTCACTGAAGGAGAAGAGGTAGAGATAAGGCACAGGGTGATGTTCCGTGGGCCATCTAATTACCTCACTAAAGGGCTGCCTGGACTTGATGCAACAGAAGAACCTGATGTTACGGCTATGCTCGCAAAAATCGGCAACAAAGAGGTTGGGAACCTTAGTGTTGCTGAAGATCCAAAACAACCCAAAAAACAACGTAGACAACGCAGGCAACAAGCCAGCAAACAGGAGTAAAGATGGCACTTATTATTAATCCAACAGAAGAGGGCGGCAGTAGTGGCGGCGAGCGAAGACCAAAAGTCAGAGCAGGAAGCAAAGTATTGTGGGCTGCTGGGACTAAATGGGGAGAATCCAAAGCAGGAAACGTCAAAGTTGATGTTAGGTTCCTGTGTGTGGAAGATCCAGATGGCGGGACGGATGTTGGCGGGTTCATTTGGGACACGTTTACACTTACAGAACGGGCTGCTTGGAAGCTGTCGCAATTTGCGCGTGCAGCAGGAACTAATGAGCCTTGGGACGCAGAGGATGAAAGTGCTACTGACAACGTGATTATGTCTGCGCCTATCATGGTTCAATGTGAGGATGAGCCAGCGCTTGACGGGGCTATGCGGGTGCGCTGTCAACGTTATTCTATCTGGGGCGGGGATATTACCGATGAGATGGAAGAGATGCTTGGTAAAGCAGAAGAGTTCCATACGCAGGGTCAGGCTAAAGCTGGCAATAATTCTGATATCCCTTTTTAGGCAAATACATTTAGAACAATGGGCGCAAGGCATAAGCGGAACTGCCTTGCGCCCTTCGGGGTACCAATGAATCGTGTAGACTTTGTATTGAGAGCATCGTTTTGGCTTGATCGTGGGGTTGAAACCTTAGATCCAAGTACAAAATTAGCATTATTAGAGCTGATGTCTAGATCAGATAGGGACGGTATTGTAGAGATATACCGTTCAAAGATGAACCCAATTGATCTTGTTGACTTGGAGGCTTCTGGTGAAGTAACCGTATGGGTTGCTGGTGATAGTGAGTATGCTTGGGTGGCTAGGTTCTCTACAGAGCAACCCTCTAGGGGCAGGTTTGCAATAGATAGAAACTTAAACTTGCCGCCACCACCCAAAGAAAAAGTGATCTCTTGTTTAGAGAGGCGGCGTGGGTGGAGGCCAACAGAAGCACAAGCTAAACAGGCTTGTCCTCGCGCTTGGGGGGCTGCTAAGTCCACGGGTGTTGCAACTACGAGCAGTGAAGTATCTACTGTTTATGAGGAATGGAAAAAGCGCCAAGTAAGGCCAGCGGCTTGCAAGCTCGGTCCTGCTACCCAAGAAACAATAAGGGGGGGGTTAAGAAACGCAACGGTAGAGCAGATCGTAAACCTTATTCGTTACGCTTACGAGGCAGATGAACCTGGCCCTAAATTTTGGCGAGGCGGTAACCAAAGTGGCAGGAAATACCTAGGGTTAGATAATCTTTTAGTTGGCAAAAAAATTGAGTCTAGGCTTCAGATGGTGAGCGAGTGGCTTGAAACAGAGAGAAAGTCAACAGCGATGGGTGACGGTACCGACCTTGGCCCTATGGCGGCTTACAGGAGCCGTAGGCGTACTACGCGAGATGGCGGTGCAGTGGGGCAACAGGGGGCGCTAGAGAAGCCAGTGCCAGCAGGTACGGTGACAACGCCAAGCCCACGCCCAAAGCGATTGAATGCCCAGTGTAGGAGAATACTGCGGTTATTTAAGGACAAAGGCAGCAACGGTGTCCGCACTGCTGAATTAGCAGGAATAGCATTGAAATATTCAGCGAGGATTTCAGAATTACGGGGGCTTGGGTACCCAATAATCTGTGCTGAAAGATCTGCTGATGGAAATAACCTTTACATGATTAAAGAACGGGGAAACAGTGAACAAATGGATAGATGAATTGAAAAGTGCAAGTGTTTGGGAGGTAGCAACTAACCTAAACTACAAAAAAACAAGAGGTAATGGGATTAGCCCATGTCCAGGGTGCCATGTTGTAACCCGTGGATCGACCGATAAAAGAGGCCCAGTTGGGGTCAACGGGGAGGGTTCTGGGTGGCGGTGTTTTAAGTGTGATATAAGCGGTGACGCTATACAACTCGCAGCCTACGCTTTAGAGGGGAAAACCTTAGCTAGTTGTGGAGCGGAAGCAAAAAATAGAATAGCCAAAAAATTCCAGAAATGGGGGATGGTAGGGGCTGTGGAAAATAAGGGGGGGGGTTATCGGATTAGCAAAGCTGTCCAGACTCAAAAACAGAAAAAGGACAGGTACGCACCTAAGCCTTATATCAACCCCAAATATAAGTGGCATAAGGATATATTGCCTGATTGCGAGGCAGCCTTGTGGGGTAGTGACGGTGCTTTAGTTTTGTCATACCTACAAGGTAGGGGGTTCTCGGAGGAGTCACTTAAAGCTTGGTATGTAGGCGCTTTAATCATCAAAAATAACGATGGTAAAATAGTAGAACAGTTTGTAGCGATACCAGTTTTAGATAAAGACGGAAAATGCGTCAATATGCGCTTTAGGAGTGTTCCTGGGCCTTGCCTGTATTGTGATGGGGCGGGTTGTAGGAAGTGCCACGAAGTAGGGGAAGTAAAGAAGATCTACCTTCGGTGCCCAGGAAGGCCAACAACACTCTTTGGTGTGAAGCAGCTAAAACAAGAAGATAAGTCAGACGATGTATATATATGTGAGGGTGAGCTAGATGTTATTGCTTTGTGGCAACTCGGTATAAAAGACAATGTAGTTAGCGGTACTGGTGGTGCAGGCACGTGGGATGACGAGTGGCTTGATGTTCTGGAGCCATATAGACATTTTGTCATTGTTTATGATACTGATGCTGCTGGGGAAAAGGGCGCTAAAGGTGTAGCGGACAAGCTTGGTAGGGATAGATGTAGCCGCGCAAAGCTCCCAGAAAATGATCCCGCAGAGTGTCTGGAAAAAGGGCACTCTTCAAAAAGGATAATGATTGCTCTTGATAATGCTCAGCCATTATTGGAGGCTGGTCTTGTTAGGGTGGACGCCTATGCTATGGAAGTTGAAAGGTTAGTTAGCTCACCACAAAACCATAAAGGATTACCGATAGGCTCCCAAAAAATGGAGGAAGCACTTGGAGGATGGAGGCCCGAACTGGTTGTCGTAACAGGCGACACGGCAGCAGGGAAAACGAGCTTTGTGACATGGCTGGCTCTTGAGCAAGCGAGGAGAGGTGTTGGTGTCTTGCTGACCTCGTTTGAGCAAAGGCCGATAGGGACTGTACAGAAACTCTTAAGAGCAGAAGTCGGTGGAGATTTTACACAGGTCGATCAGGCGACAAGAGCAAATGCGATGGCGACCCTTGGTGGGCTACCTATCTACATGGTCGATCATTATGGGGAGCTTGCAACAGACCAAATGAGAGATCTTCTTAGTTACTCTTCTAGAAGACGGGACGTAAGGTTCGCTGTTATTGATCATCTTGGGTTCATGGTTCAAAACGCAGATGATGAGAGAAAAGCAATAGAGGCAGTGGTGCGTGACTACGCTACATTATCTGTTCATTTAGAGATGACTATTGTTCTTATCTGCCACCCAAACAATATGTCTATTGCCCAGCAACGAAGGGTCAAGTTAGGTGACTTGAAAGGTGCGAGCGCTATTCGCCAAGACGCGCATACGGGCATAGTTGTGGAAAGGATACTTCCAGGCAAGACAGTGGAACACCCTGCGGCTGCCGTCCATATAGATAAGTGTAGGTCTGAGTTTGGGCTGCAAGGGGCACGATTGACCTTGTTTTACGATCCACAGGCTTGTGTGTATGGCGACACATGGGAAGAAACACCTGCTGGAAGGGCTATGTCGTATTAGCGTTGGCTATAGCCCCTATATAAGTAGCATAAGATGGCGCGGTCTTACTAAGTTGTGTTCGGCGCTATTTTGAAGTTGTTTATAACGGGTAGTGTGGTATTATAGTTTTAGAGTGCAGCAAAACAGTTGTGCTTCAACAACCTGTAGGAGGGTAAAATGAAAAAGGTAGAAAACAACGCAAAAGCTCAAGCCATTGTAGAAGATCTGGCGAAAGGGCTTGGGTTCAGTATTTGGTGGCAGTTCAATAGCTGTTACGTCACGCCAGACGAGCTTAGGGCGATGGTAGCTACTGCTGGAGGAGATGATACTAAAATCTCTAACATCGATCCAAGCACTGCATTGAAAGCAGCGGTGCGAGAGTTCCGTACTCGTAAAGGTAAGAAAACAGTTGCTCAGGCAGAAGTAGTGTCTGAAGATGGCGCTTATATCAAAGTAGGTTTGCTATATCACGAGCGTATTAGCGATGATGAGGTTGCTAAGAAGCAACGCGAAACATTGCTATGGGACAAACACGCAAGAGTATGGATTGATGGTTGCAGTACTTCTCACGCATCTGCTCTGCGCGAGAAAGTAGCGCATAAGCAGCGTTTCTACGACGGAAATGAGGTTCGTGAGCGTATTGTGATGCCAGCTATTCGTAACGCATGTGGCTTTTCGATCAAGAAGGGTTGGTACTTTATCCCAACTGACTTTGAGGAGGAGATTGCTAATGCTCAAGTAGCCCTTGAAGGGCTTGAGTCATTCCAGCTACACTGTGCCTCTATTCCAAAAGGGCATGGATGGGAAGCCCCAGTAGCAGCAGGAGCTAGCGAGTCTTTAGGCGATGAGCTTGGCGCTATTAGTGATCAGGTAGAGGGCTGGTTGGAAATGAGTAGGCGTGTTCGCAGTGATACTGTTGAAAACGTAATGACTCGGTTTGGCGATATTATGCAACGAGCAAGCCTCATGGAGGCTGCCCTTTCTGTTTCGTTGGGCGATCTACATGATCGTGTGAAGGAGATGAAAGCCCGTGCAAACGAGGTGATCGATCTAAAGGAAGCAGAAGTAAATGAGCGTTATGCTCCAGCGCCAATGAACATTAGGGATACGCTTGCGTCATTAGAGCCTGGGAAGGCACGTGAGTCATTTATTGCTATTGTAGGTGAGGCACCGCCAGAAGATCGTGAGGAAATGCTTGATGCTTTGGCTTCCCATATGGAAGGCTTGCAAGTAGCATAGCGTCGGTAACCAAAGGGGGGCGAAAGCCCCCCGTCTTTATTAGGGGAATGTAAATGGAAAATATTGAGGAAGACAATGGACCACAATGTGAAGACTGTGGTTTAGGGCTTGAATACCAAGGTCAAGAGTGCGGTTGTTCTCGTTGTTCCTATTGTGACAGGGAAGCGTGCATCTGCGCACGTATTGATGAGAATGACTCTTGAGTCATACAGAATTATTTTAGTGATATGTAAATAACCTTTTTTATGTTATTATATATTTAGAACCAAAACAGCTTGTAGGAGGGCAATATGGGACTGACAAACTTACAAACAAGAAGCCAGCTTGGCTGTGACTTAAATGCACATGATGCGTGGAAGTCACTGACTGAGGTTAGAGAGGCGCTGAAAGGTGCCCTTATAAATAGGGATAAGGAAATAGATAGTGCCATCATGGCTCTATTGTGCAGGCGGCACGTATTATTTCTTGGGCCTCCTGGTACCGCGAAAACAACAATGTTCAACTTGATCGCTAAGGCGTTTGACTTCAATGGTGATGAAGTATTTCGCAGGTTGATTACCGCTTTTTCTTTACCAGAGGATTTATTCGGCCCACTTGACTTCAAGAAGTTTGAGCAGGGTGATTATGTTCGGAAAACCGATGGGTTCCTTCCGCACGCGAAGTTCTCACTAAAGGATGAAATCTTCAAGGGTAGCGATCCTATATTGAACGCTATGCTCACCGCGCTTGAGGAGCGTGAGTTTGATCAAGGGCCGAATAGAGTAAAGATGCCTCTTGAAACAGTCATTGGTTGTAGTAATGAATACCCACAATCAAGTATTCTTGATGCGCTTTATGATCGTTTTATGTTCCGTGAGTGGACTGACTATCTTCAGGACAGGGGCGCAAGAAAGGAGTTGATGATGATGTCCCGTAATGGGGCGAGGCCAACGGTCAATGTTACCATCAGTTCTGCTAACAGGGAGCTTTTGCAAGAAGTTACAGATACCGTAAATATTTCAGAAGATCTTATTGATATCATGCTTGATATATGGGAAACACTTGAGATAAAGCACGGGATCAAGCTTTCTGACCGTAGATGGGCGCAGTGCCTTGCTGCTGTCAAAGCTCATGCGGTATTGGAGGGGCGGACAGTTGCTATATCTCGCGACTTGATGGTGCTTACCCGTGTGATGTGGAACAAGCACGATGAGCGCCCTTCTGTTTTCGCGGCTGTGTCTGAACATGCTTGCCCAGGAATCGTGAAGGTATCCAAGGTATTAGATGGCGTGACAGGGCGCTATGTTGAGGTTGACTTGAAACAGCCAGGAGTTGACCACCTCGGCGCATTACTCCAAGTGATTCGCATAGGATCTGATGAGCTTGAGCGTATAGCTGCTAATGGTGACATTAGTGTTGATGATTATGAGTATAAAAACGCTGAAGCCAAACTCACCTCAATGAAAAATGAGGTTGGGCGAGCAATTGCTCGTAACACTGGGGCTTTTGGAATGAAGTAGGGTTGGGGGGCGAAAGCCCCGTCCCATTTAGTTTTTTATGCGTTGCTCTATAACAGTTTAGGCGTTATAATATAAGGGTAGGAGGTTGATCATGGACGGTAATAGCTGGGATCTCAGTTCACAGAATGTTGATCTTACTTTGAAGTTAGACAAATGGCTTCATTACTTGAGCGAGAGCAGGGTAGAGTCGGTAGCAGAGCTTACGAGGGAAGTAAGCAATATGTCTAACCACATTATGAAAACTGCTGGTGTGATAACGAACTATGACAAAGAAAAGATGAGGGTAGACACCATTTGCCAAGGAACTGCTAAAGAGGTGTTTTCAAGGCTTTACTCTTCCAGGGAACTAGAGCCAGTAGCAGATACAGGTTCTGGAACCGAGCTTACTAAGAAAGCACATGAGATCATTTCTGGGCTGGATGAGTTTGAGTCACTGCGGCAACAGGTGAATGGTGATCCTGACTTCTGCGCTTTGTCTACAAGTAAGCTGATGAAGGCGATAAACGGTGCCTTGCCTGCAATGATTGAAAACATGCAACAGAAAGCGAAGGAAGAGCAGGCAAATAAAGCTAAAGAGCTATTAGGCCTTCCACCCTCACCATCTAAGAATGGTGATGCTCCTAATGGGGAAGATGGTTTCAGGGCTGCTGTTCGTGGGGCTTGTGCCGATGCAGCAAGTGAAGTCAGTGATGTAAGGTCTGCTTTAGCGGGGATTTCTCCAGGGATGGAAGCTGCGCCCCCTATGTTCGGGCAGCAAGACACAAAGAGGCTTGAGTTAGCTCGCCAACTACAGAACAATGACAGGCTAAAGAAACTAATGATGCTTGCGGGGAGACTAAGAAGGCTCGCTGCGGCAGAACGTAAAGAAAGAGATCCCGATGGGGTTGGGGTCATCACTGGTGTTACTCGCGGGGATGACTTCATGCGTATGTTGCCAACAGAGATGGCGATGCTGAAAGTCCCACAGATGAGGACTTACCAGTTAGCAAAGATGGCAGAAAAGAAGATGGCCCAATACCAAATGGAGGGTGAGAAAAAAGAAGGTAGAGGCCCCATTATTGTAATGTTAGACACAAGCAGTAGCATGACTAATGGTGATCGCGCGATGTGGGCTTCTGCGGTGGCAATGAGTTGTATATCTACAGCACGACAAGAAAAGCGGTCATGCACGATCCTTGGTTTCAACCGTAGAGTTAATTTTATCTATACTATAGATGGTGATGGAGAGGCCTATTCATACCCAAGCCCAACAGAGCTAGACAAGACGGTGCCAGTTGAAGGTGGCGCTCTTGAAGTATCGCTTAGGATGTCTAAGCTACAGTGTAGTGGGGGCACGAACTTTGATGATCCTTTTGTAGTAGCGCTTAGTTTGGAGTTCAGCTTTCTGGCTGGTAGGGCAGACTTAATCATGATCACCGATGGTGAGGCTGAAGTAAGCCCAGAAGTATACCAGTCGCTTGTTGATGCCAAGGAACAGTCTGGCTTGAGGGTGTATGGGCTTACTGTCGGTGGTGGATCGTTCAATAAGGTAATGCACGAGGTATGCGACAATATTGTTGATATTGGTGCGTTGGCTAACGAGAAGGAGGTTGCAAGTGCCCTCCCGTAGCGAAAACCGCGAGATTACAACTGAAGAAAGAATGCGACTAATGCACGTGGTCGCTTGTGTTTCTATGATTAGCCATTGGGAGCCGATTGGCACGTTTATCGAGGACGTAAAGTTAGCCCTGTCAGAAGGCGCTTGTATAGCTCACAAAGATCTCGAAAGGGTTGCAAGGTGGGCAACGCGCTGGAGCCTGCTCGATAGGCGTTTACGGGTTTTCTATAGTGAGATTCTTCGTGATGAAGATTATCGCTGGGCAGCGGAAGCCGCCTTGTGGTCAATCCTGAAAGGTAACGCTCCAGCAAAGAGCAATGTTTACTTTGCCCTAAAAGGAAAGTGGCTTGAAATGTATAACGAGCCACCATCAATTGAAATCATACCAACGAGGTTATTGAAGCAATGAAAATAGATAAAGAGTTATTGGATACGACAAGCAAAGCCTTCAAAGACTATTTAGTAAGTCTTGGGTACAAGAATGAACGCACTGTCCCAATTACAAACCATAGGGTACCAAAAAGAAGTGGAAAAAATGATGAGAAGCACGAACTCAAATGGTTGGTTGATCCTAGAGGGTCACTCGTTGAGATCTGGCGCAACTCTTGGAGTTATTGTTCCACTAATAGCCCGATATCCCAAGCTTATATAAGTGTAACGAACCCAGGTGTCGTAAAAGGTTGGCATTGTCACCTAAAGCAGACGGATAGATTTTTCTGTGTAAGAGGAAAAGTTATGCTTGTGACATTTGATGCGAGGGAGGCATTTTTTAGCGATAAGCTTGATTTTGATTACCAAATAACGATTCTGGATTCAGAAAAGAACCCAGAGACAATTATTATTCCGCCAGGAGTAGTACATGGGTGGAAAGCACTGGGTCAAGAAGATTCGTGGGTGCTGAATCTAGTTAGCCACGAGTACGACGGAACAGATGAGTGGAGGTGCGATCCGCACAGTCACGCCTTTAACTGGAACAGGAGATTTGACGGATGACTACAGCACAAGTTTTTATCGTTGCTTACTTGCTCGGCCTATTCAGTGGGATGGGGTGGGGGGTAGCTTCAGCACAAAGAGACCGAAAAGGGAGCAATAATGAAAGATAATACGGAAGCATGGGCTTGGGTTCTGGGTAACCATAGCCTGATAAGGGCTACAACTTGGAAAGAGACTAGGAAAACACCATTTGATTATGAAGATATACGCAGTGCGTTGATTATACGCATCGTGGAAAAGTTCAAGTCCTTTGACCCAAGCAAAGGGACAGCTAAGACTTGGCTTTACTGGCAAGTAAGAGCAGTTTCTTCTGGAATGAAGGTGAGCCACCAGAGGAATAATCACGAATTGATTGAAGCCGATGTAGCAGATCCAAGAAACACATGCTCAAGCATTATTGCATCTGCCGAACTGCTATTCATAAAGCCGCTTGCAACTAAGGCTGAGTGGGAAGCGGTCTTCGCGAGGGCCGAGGGGCTTACAGAGAAAGAGACACAAGAAAGGCTTGGTGTGACGCCATTTTCAGCAAGAAAAAGAGTCGCCCGTTTAGCAAATAAAATACAAAGGAGAGCGTGATGAGTAAAGAACAAGAAGTAGTAGTAGAAGAAGTAGAAGACATTACACTGTTGGAGATATTGTCACAGAGCGGTAATTCCCTTCCAGTAAACAGGATCTTCAATGAGCTTGCTACTGAATGGATTTATGACAATAGGTCTACTAGTGTAGGTTTGGCTGATTATTTAGGTATCAAGCCACAGTCTTGTAGCCAGTGGAAAACAGGCTCCGATGGCAGGAAGCCAACATGGTCAGCGATCCTAACTTTAGCGAAGGATCTAAAGCTTGAGATAGTAATCAACTCTGATGAAATGTTCCTAAAGAAAGGAAGTAGGCGCAAGGCTAAAAAATGAGCCATGCGAACAGGGGAAAGGCATGGGAGCAACACTTAGAGTTATTCCACGCCAGATATGAGGCTCGTGGGGATGCGGTTGTCATTAGGACACCGCCCCCTATGAGAATCATACGAAGTAATGCAGGGGGGACTTTTATAGCTTGCTATGAGAAAGAGGGTCCACCAGACTATGTCTTGCTTACGCGAGGAAAGGCAGTCATGGCTGAAGCTAAAGAATGTTCAGCAAATAGGTGGGCGCTAAAGAACCTACACCCACATCAAGCCAAGAGGCTTACTGATTGGGCTAATCAAGGTGGGCATAGTATTGTCCTACTCCATCATAAACCATCCTCAACTTACTGGACACTTCCGTGGGCAAGACTACGACCCATTTGGGATCGGTGGTATATGCAGTCACTAGCGAACAGGCGGGCTGCGTCTGGGAGCGCGAGTCTTGGGGTTGGTGAACTGGCTTCTATTGGCATCCAGTTTGGCAGGGATGGGTATTTAGAAACCATCCTAACCATAGCACCAAAACCGCTCCCATAGACTTGTTTTGGGTATTGTTATCTAACCTTATACGTGGTATTATACTTTGTAAAGCGGTAAAAAAACCAATAACAAAGGAGAGCAAATGAAAGACTTAGAAAGCGGTGCGTTGCAGAACGCACTTACCCGTCAATTCAAGGAGGTAAAAGGGTTTTTGAAAGATTCGCCTTATATTATACCGATTCAGCCAAGTAGCCTGCACTGGTCAATGGCAAGATGTAAGGGTTGCTATTATCAAGAGTGCGATAATACTTATCACCTTATAGCTTTATCTTTAGCTCAAGTCATAGAGGGTATAGCAGTAGTAGTTGAGCCTGTATTCTTGAACCTAAAGGAACACCCAGAATCAATCGTAGTCATTATTCGTGCCATTGCTCTACTTGAGACAGTCCCTTGGCAGTATGCCGCTGGAGTCTTGTCTAATGAGGTAGGGGAAAATGCGCTTATGGATAAGTATGTAGAGACTATTGACCCACTAATTGAAGACTTACTTCAGTTGATAGTAAATACATCAACAGGGAAGGAAGCAACAATGCTTTCTGATCTTGATAAACTAAATAAGAAGCTCTGCAAGACTGCAAAGTTAGCACGCGAATGGGCTACAAAACCAGAAAGTGACCTCGGCCCAGTTGAGTGGTTCAAAGCATACGATAACTGGCGAAGTATTTGGATAAATGTAGCCAAGTCAGGCGGTTGGTCTTGGCCGCCTAAGATAGAGCTTCAAAAAGAGTTACCGTTCTAACGGCGGGTAGCGGAACTTAAAGGTCAAGCCGCGTGTGGGAGATAGACCTTCGGTTGGGTGAGATGCCCATTCTAACAACTAAAAAAAAGGGCGAATAAATGTTTCAAATGGTAGGCGCAATAATGTTCGCAGTGTTGGGGTTCAGCTTCCTTCCTGCTTTGTTTAGAATCATTGTAGTAGGATGGCCGATTGTTATAGTAGCGACGTTGTACGGTTATTTTGTACTCGGCATCACATGTGAGGAGGAGGTCAAACAAAGATCCTAATGAACTTGTATGCTAACAGGTTTAGTGGTATAACTATAATGTGAGTAAGGCAATAAAGCCCCTTGCTACCTGTAGGAGGGTAAAGTGGAAGAATCAGTTCTAGACAAGGTATTTAGCGACGGTATAAATGATTTCTATACCGCCATTATAGAGAATATTTCTCTTCTTGAGGACATGGGGCTAAAGCCCAGCCCAGGAGCACTACTTATCATGGCGACTGAAGGCGATGAACCTTTGGACAACCTGATTAGTTCTGGTGTTGTGTTTGAGTTTGCGGTCAAAGCAGGGACGCCGTGGGCGATTGTAAGCAGCATCGCACACGGGAGCCATTTTGAAAACGGCTTTTCTATAAATGACACTACATCAACAATCATAAAAGGCTGGATAACCAGCGAGGGTTTAATTGACCTTGGAAATGATTGTGTTCACTGCGGGGAATGCACAGCTTTCGGGCAGGGTAAGTTTGTAAATAGAATCCCCTTTGGTTCTAATGAGTTGGAAGGCTACGTTTGTGAGCCTTGCCAAGAAGGGGGTGAGGAATGAGGCTTGTAATAAGGAAATATGATGGTGATGATAGTTATAGTTGGGCTGTTTTTCATAAGTCAGATCTGCCTAAAGGCAGTAGAGGGACAGTATTCTTTGGTCAGGCAAAGCCTATAGCTTGCGGATTATCTCGGTCACAGGCTGGAGATTGTAAAGCAAGGCTAGAGATAGACAAGGAAGTGCTTACGCCAACTGAGCACCACCACGAACGGATGGCATTTGCCGAACAATGCGACAATCAAGGAGGTGAGTGATGTTGTTTAGGACACTTAGTGCAGAGGAAGAGGTTGCTTTTCGCGATTGGGCGAGGAAAAACTATATCCCTGGCGATCCTCTCAAATCTGTCTGGCACCCCATCGTCCAGGATGAATGTAAGATAATGAACAGGACGCCAGATATAGAGATCTGGGTGCTTGATGACGGTGAAACTTGGACGACAGAAGAGCCAGAAAGGGTGGAGGTTTCTGCTTACCAGTTGAATAGGCTGCTCAAAGGGGAGCGGGTAGATGAGGTTGTAGCGTTGCCTACTTGCCCTGACCCCGCAACTTTAGTGAGTTGGGCGAAGTCAATCAACAACTGGCACTTTGAAGACCAGCCAGCAACTACTGAGGAGGTTCATCGGGCTTTCAACGAAGTAGTCCTTACGACGACTTGGGGCCACGAGATCCTAAAGTCTTTGATTATTGAAAAGCCGTCTGGCTTCTATTGGAGAGAACGGCTTGAGCCTGAAGATAGGGAAGGCTTTGCGAGAGATATTGAACGCAGGAGAAAGTCTTTGGAGGTGAGCAATGGGTAGCGATACTTTTTGGACAAAGCCAGCGAGGCCAGGACAGCGCACACACCAAGAGTCTAAAGAGGAGGGCTTGTACGGCGACAGCGCCGTGCTGCATGTCGGGCCAGATTCTAATGTAGACTGGTTGGTGCTGCCTAATGACCCTGCGCTTGGGGAGGCTGCTGGTCACCGCGTAAGAGTGAAAGCGACAGACTTGGATGAATGCCCTGCCTGCAACCAGCGAGCAAAGTTCCACACTACAGGTGTGGGGTACATCGTGATCGAGTGTGAACAATGTAGTCAATGGTACGTGTGTGAACCTAAAGAAGAAGGGGGTGAGTGATGGAAGGCTGTTTACACGTTCAGTTCATTGGATGCGGGACGATTCCAGTCCAAGCCATGCGCTCTATCTTTCGATGCATAAGGAAAGAGAAAGACTTGGCCGAGTGCGGTTTCAATGTAACTGCGTTTTGGAATGAAGAGCTTCAATGTTTTCAAGTGAGGCTTCCCACGGAAGTCGAAAAAGGAGGTGAGTGATGAAAAAGGTAGGTTTAGTGTTGAGGGATAGGGTGGTGGATGCTTACGCTGTCCCATCGTTGGGAGGGCTGGTTGTCCACAGGAGCCTTTATGGAAGAGGCTTGTGGATGGCGACACATTTACCGTCCAAGTGTTCGCTTGGCGCAACTGGCGATCCAACAAGGAAAGGTCTTGTGGCAAGGCTGGAGAAAGCACAGTCATTCCACCCTGTTGATTGGTCAAAAAGCTATGATGAAATGGACACAAATGTTGAGGGTATGCTCGCTAAGTTTTGGCGAACCTTCAACAGCACGCGAGCAACAGAAAACCTTATGTCTGATGATTCATGGAGGAAGCACTTTAAATGTCGTTGTTGTGGAGAGAAAAGAGTTGAAAGCATGGCTGATGAGAATGATGTGTCTATCTGTATACACTGCACAGGAGTTGAGGATGATCGGGCGATAAAAGAGCAGTGTGATTTTGAAGAAAGAATGTATGCAAACAACGGAGGTGAGTGATGGCTGACATCGAACACCGCAACACCGAGCCGCGAGAAATATCTCTTGAGCTTTCTCTTTTGGAGAAGTCTCTCCTCGAACGTCTTCTCACAAATCACCTTGGTGAGTCTTTCCACCGCCTCGAACAAGTAGAGATTCAAGAGAATCCTGCATGGAGATTGTGCTGGGAAGGAGATCTTCAAGACTGCAAAACTGTCCTCGCGAAAGTTTCAAAAGCTTGGTACGAAGGAGGTGAGTGATGGCGGATAGCATGATCTACGAAACACTACAGTCTGCATTTGATTCTACAGACATTACAGTGAGCATCTATTGCGGTTTCGGTGAAATACCAGAAGGTATGGACTCCGAGTACCGTCGTGAAACTTCCACATATTATGTTGATGGTGAACCTTGGTGTACCGAGGTGGGTGATGCCCACATGGGCGATGCCGAAGCCTTTCGCACGGTAGATGCTGCCAAAGCACTGAAGGGTAAAGGCTGGTCTTTTGATAAGAAGACAAGTAACTGGCGTTGCCGACACTGTACAAAGAGAGGTGAGTGATGGGTAACCCAAGAACACTACAGCAACTGAAAGACGATCCACGGGTAGCTACTGTCCACTGGGAGTACGACGGCTACGGCGATACTGACGCGGAATCGGATCGCCCTTCTCTCTGGGTCGGCATGGAGGAACACTGGTACAACTACGCAGATGTCAACTCCATCCACACAAAGACAGTCAAGGAGGCGTGCGAACAACTGCGTGATGAAAACTGGGAGTATGACCCCCAACGCTATGAAGGGAGGTGAGTGATGAAGCTCAAAGCAACAGTAGTCTTCACTCGAAATGACAAGTCAGAAACAAAAGGGTTGATGTATAACGTATTCTACTGCACAAACCCAGACTCACACGCAGACATTACTTGCCCAGAACTAACTCGCATAATGTTTGAACTGGACGAAGAAGATAACCTTACGTTCACAGGCGATGGAGGCTTTGGCTTTATCGTGGGGGTAGGGTACGGCTATAAATCAAGAGACAAACTCCACATCATTGATGACTTCAATCACATATCCGTGTGTGAATGGTTTCCCCGTGGCGCTCCAGATGGAGACTGCAACCCGCTTATTCATTACGACAAGAAGTACAAGATTTGCATCAATTGTAGGCGATACATCGAGCAACGATATGGAGGTGAGTGATGACCCGAACGCAAGCAATCGCTAAGCTCAAGAGAGTAGAGGAAGAAATAAAACTATTCCGTCAATCTCTTGAGGAGGGCTATTCCGTGGAGACTGGGGGTCTACTTACGGCTGGCACAGCGCTCAACGCTGTTTATCGCAATCGTCATTGGTGGGGTGAGGGGATGGCTGTCGTTGATTTAACAGAACTGAAAGCAAATATTCCTGATCCAGCGTTGAGACACCACTGTTGCCGTCCCAGTTTCGGGCCAATCAAAGGGTGTGAGTAATGGAAATGACAATAGAGCAATTCATTATATTCTGGAACGATCAACTAAGACTGCAACACCTTGAGATAACCTTCAACGCTTTAGTGAAGACTGCGAGCGCCCAGGCAGAACTGCTGTTTGGGGTAGGCGTATTCAAAGGGAATATCATTGAAGACATTACAGATAAATGTAAGTTTAGGCATGAAGGATACCAAGGGTATTGGTAGGGGAACCAACAGGTCAAACAAAGGTTTTTACAGCTTGCTATCTAACCTTTTTAGTGGTATAAATACAATGCGAGCAAACAATAAAACGCACAGCCTGTAGGAGGGTAAGATGTTTACTAGAAGTGATTACATGAGAAAGAACTGCACATACGAGCAGTTTTACGAGCAGATGGTGACTCCCAGTATCAAAGAGGGTACGGAAAAGTATGTTGGAAGACACAATATCTTGGAGTCACAGTGTGAAAACTTTAACGACGTACCTATGGATGTTTGGGACTGTGCTGGGATCTGTTTAGGCAATGAGATTGATGCGAAGATCAAAGAGACAGAAGATAACCCGTCCCTCGCGGGGAGGGTTTGCGTCTTGAGGGCAGCCGCGAGGATGATCAAGCGAGAATACGCTGAACTTGAGGCGAGATCTACAGTGTCTAATCTTGAATATTTTGTAAGGAGTGAAAAATGAAAGAGGTAGAAACCGATCACGAGATATTTGCCGACCTATTGCCGCGCAGAATGTTTCCAAAGCGAAGGCGAAAGCCAACGCCTGTCCTTTGGGAGTGGGGGCACTACAATCACATAGATGATGATTGGAACTTCTTCCACACACTGAAAGGACTCATTAAATATTTAAGGCGTCAGGAAGGGTCTACTTTCGGAGGGCAGGTTAGTTTCAATAAGGATACCGATTCACAAATCGTACTGAAACGCCGTGTTTGTGACGAGAAGTATGACGACGAGGTTGAGGTCACGGTTACGGGGCTGCCTGAAGAGATGGACTATGGTCACAAAACCCCGAATAGGTTTGTTGGGCAAGTTAGGCGAGCGTTGCACCTAAGAACAGTTGGTGCGCCCTGAGATGCCTTGTGTAGCTCACAAGCGGTTAGCGGGTAGCAAGGCGGCTTCTAACCCTTTGTGAGCAGTAGGGGGGGCATTATGAATAGGGGGGGGTATTTTCCATTCATTTATAAAAAAAAGAGGATTTTGTAAAATGACTAGACTTGAGTTTGAGCGTGATTTGATGTTGCTATGCGAAAAAGCAGAAGGAACCTTGCCAGAGAAGCAGGTTGTAGACACTTTGGTTTCTTCTTTGGCTACCTATGCGAACACCCGTAGGTTGAATCTCAAGGTTGTAGCAAAGACATTGAATTGCTATCACCGCATGGCGGCAGAAGCACCGATGGCGTAACGCCTATCTAATGAACGAAGATTGCTGTAGGAGGCAAAAAATGAGACCAGAACAAATAACACAAAAAGATATAGATTATGCAAGTGGGAGGATCTATTCAAACACTAAAGTCTGGCTTAGTACAATGGAAATGTATGTCAGGCCAAAGGTAGACAATCCCACCTCACCTAAAGACTATGATTACGCTTTCCACCTTATGGACAGTAGGCTCACAGGGGTGGGTATCTTTGTAGATCACACAGGTTTTATTGGGGAAATGGAAAGAGGGACTGTGACAATGCACGACGATTGGGTTGAACATGAACCTACGGTTGATGTATCTAAGCGTGACGCGTTGCTTTCATTTGTTACTGAACGACTACTATTCGCCTCATCTATTGAGTTGGCTCGGTGTGTAGATATGTCACGTTACTCAAAAGACCGTATTGAGCTTATAGAATATGGGAAACACCAAGTAGAGTTGTCTAAGACAGTTATTGCAGAAGCTATGCGTAACAATATCCCTTCAATAACTTATGCCCGAATAGTTGGTAAAGAGCTATCACTGGAATGGCTTGAGCAAACAGTATTAGAAGTCACCCAAATGGTAGAAAAAGAGGTAATTGAAGAAGTCCCCGAAAATGGATAACCTTTCCAAAAAATATAGGGAAAAAGGAGCCATGTGCTTGAGGGCAGCCAAGGGAAGACGACCATTAGGTAGTAGACCAAGAGCAACGACTAAGGGACAGGGGACTGTTGGAGGGTGAAATGTTAGAAAGTGGAAGTTTACATATCGGTACGTGCCCATGTGAAGAGTGTATCAATGGTTTTGAGGATTGTTCTTCTTGCGACGTAAAGTTTGATCCAGACTATCAGTTTAGTGACAATGAAGGGGTTTGCGACAATTGTGTTTATGGTAGATGTCCAGGGTGCGACGACTTACTGACTGGTGCCAAAAAAGACCTTGGTGAGGGGGACTCTGTAGAGTACTTTTGTCTTGGGTGTGCCGAGGATCAAATAGAATGGATAGAGAATGAAGCAATCTTATAAAGACTGGCATGGTCATACTATGATCGCATGACACGTTTCATCACCCTAACCTTTGTGGTAGTATATATACAGTAGCAAAACCGCTGCGAAAACTACCAAGGGATTAGAAATGGAAAGAGTTCGGTATTACACCACAAGAAATGAGCAAAGTACAATATTTGAAGTCTGGGTATATGATGTTGAGCATGAGGAGACTCCTGCTGAGTGTGTCGCAACTTGTGCAAAACGCGGTGACGCGAACTTGATTCGTAAGCTTCTACAGGATCGTGCAGACGCTAACAGGAAGGCAGCATGACATACACAGTAAGCTGGAAAGATCCTCAAAGTAAGACTCCTTGCTCGTTTATATGCAAAGACTCGGCATCGTACCAGGACTGCGTTGAGCAACTTACATTTCTTAGAATCAAGTTCACAGTAAAAATAAGCGGAGGTTCAAAATGAAAGTACAAGTAACGACAAACAATCACGATAGGCAGTTCCTGTTTGGGTATGAAGTCCCTGAAGCCGTATTGGAAGAGTACGATTGGCTTGATGATGACTCGAAGCATGACAACTGGATTAAGTTCAAAGGTCATCATTACCACGTAGCGGACTTTATGGCAGTGAACAATACAGTCCACAACCCGAACCCACCTGAATGGCAGGAAGGCTGGGATGGCTACCGAAGCGATAGCTTCTTCAGTGGCGTGGTGATCAAGATTAGCGATGATAACGAAACGTACAGAATAGGTACATTCATAGGGGGGTCAGGACAATGAAAAAAGCAAGATACACAGATGGTCCGTGGGTTGAGCGCGACGGTTACCATATTGAGGCGGAAGACGGTAGCCTGATAGCCGAGATGGGGAGCGATCCCTATGACGCAAACAGTATGCTGATATGTTCAGCCCCAGCGATGTATGAAACGATGGTAGAGGCTGTGAAGGTAGGCGCAAGATGGGCTGCTGATGAGAACGCAGCCAGTGAGGTAGCCCTTCAGGAGATCGTAGAGATGTTGGTAGCGACGTTAGAGTTTGCTCAGCCCAAGACCGTGGTTCGCACCAATAACGCATGACGGGTTTCGTCCTTGTAACGTGTATGGTATTATGAAAACAGTAGTAATAAGGCTACAAAAACCACAAAAGGGGAAAGAAATGAAAGAAAAGATTAATGAGCTAATAGAGGCTTGTGAAGCCATAGAGAACAGGATGCCAGAAGATTCTCACAGGATACACGTTTCCGATATTGCGGCGACTCTTCGTGGGGTTCTAAACGATGTTCCGCCAAAAGTGAAGAATAGATTCTACATTAGGGAGAATGGAGATGATTGGGCAATCTTCCGCAATGATGAAGAGTACGCATTGGTCGTAGGCCAAATGAGCAAGGAAGCCGCTGAAGATATGCTTGGCGAGATGTTGGGGCGAGGTAACTGGACGGGTGAATACGTACCTTCATGCCCAAATCCAGATGATGAGGAAACAATCACGTTGGTAGACGAAATAGACTTTATAGTTCCACGCGGTCTACGCGAACTATGGGGAGGTGAGTGATGACAAAGCTAAGGATTGCGGAAAAGCATGAGATAACTGTAGTTCAGGTTGACCAGTTGATGGAAGCAATGGCGGTGACCTGGGAAACTATCTCGGGCGACTGGTACGGCATTGTTGGACATGCTGAACTGTATGAAAGTGAGGAAGAGATGGTAGCAGAGGCTACCTTAGACGCAGGCAGGATAACGACCCACAATCCAGACGAGGACTTATCTTGGCTCAACCGTCCTGGTTTGAAGGTGATGGATCTTGGAATGGAGGTGTGGGGTCTATGAGCGACGTAGGCATGTCGCACCAAGATCGCTGGACATATTTCAATCCTGTAACCTTTGTGGTATTATATATACATGAAAACGGTAACAACACCAACCCAGCAACAGGAGTTCAAAATGTCAACGATTACACCAACCACAGAAGAAGAAGAGATCCAAGCCATCTTTCCAGAGGCTTACTTGAAGCGATGCGAATGCCGTGGGGGTTGCCCATGCGAACTCTCCGCAGGTCCAGCAGCAGTAGAGATTTCCCGAAAAGGGAAGTTCATGTGGGTCTGCACAAGATGCACGCTATCAGGCGACACTAAGTTTGGAATCGTGAAAGACAAGGCACAGCAGGAAGCATGTCTGGAGTACGACCCGCTTTTTGTATTAGAACTGGGCGAATCCTTTGGAGGTGATGCATGAACCAAACAGCGACATACGCATGTCGCACCAAGATCGCTAGAAGGGTTGCATCCTTGTAACCTTGGTGGTATTATATATACAGATGGAGGGCGTTAGGTTTTTCCGTCATTTAGCCAACACATAGTCTGTAGGAGGACAACATGGCAAAAGCACAAAAGAAGGCAGCAGTAAAGAGTTCAGGTAAGAAGGCAACCAGCCTTCCACTGGCACAGAAGAAGTCAACTAAGGCACAAGCGGCAGCGAACGCTACGGCGGCGAACTTATTCTTCCGCACGTTGCAGCAAACGCAGAGCGTGACAGTACCGTTGAACCTTGCTGATATGGTGGAAGCGGAAGCCAAGGCAGCGAAACTGGAAGTGAACCGCATTGACGGTGAGGATACTGCTCGGTTTGTACGTGAGATCAAGAGGCGTGACGGGCGTATGGCACGAAGCGCAACCATCAACAAGTTCCAAGTAGCTATTGAAACTGCAATCGCGGCAGGACGCGTGAGTAAGGAAGGCGTTGTGGAACTTACCCAGGAGGACATTATGGGTGCGACGTTGGCTGAAACTTGGATGAAGACACAGCACGGGTGGAAAGATAACATGACATGCGGGCGATCCGCGATTGCTAACGGATACCCGAACTATAAGTTGGTGACGAATAAAGATCCGAAGCAACGACGAGTGCTGCTTGCACCAGAAGGAGTGAGTTTCCCCGAATAGCCAGACAAGCACAGCTTGAATGGTAGTAGGTCTAATACCCCTCACCAGCCTCGTTCACTTTACCGTGAGCGGGGCTTTCTTTTTATTATGGAAATGAAACTACTAAAGACAAAGGGTGTCTAAGTAGGGGGGGTATAGAAAACGACCATATGTATATGCTCTTACTCATGTAGGGGGGGGTTGGTCTACGCATACTCATATAGACTACGCTTTTCCAATAGGGGGGGGCTTGTCGGTTACAAGAACTATCCATACTCAGTTTAGAAAAGACTACCTATACGACAGACATAGGCACTGCTTCCTTCAGATACGGTTGGGTGAACACGACCCCCTGTATACGCACTGGGAACTACATGGTCGGGTAGACCGTATAGTCTTTATCCTATTGTCTTGCGCAGACTGAGTATGGGTACCATGAATGCAACTTGTGGGTAGACTCGTTCTAATGGCGCTTTGATGCCAATCTAAGGCTGTCTGTATGCGGTGGGTACCCTATGCCCCCAATGTTGTACGTAGACGGTGTCAGAAGCTATCTGAGGCGGTAAAGTATAAAGGAATGTAAGCGATAACGACCGCTATCTAATGGGTGAAGAACACTAAAGGCAACAGGGAAGACCTCTCGCGCAAAACAGGGAGCGCAAACGACCCTCGCGTAAATGAAAGATAGGGAAAGTCCAAATAGTCTAAATAATGAAAATAGTCCAAATAACGAAGGTTTAGACATACACTCGTCTTCGTGAATGAAGGTCGGGTAAAAAAGGCGATTTGCCAACCATCGGGCGTGAGGTCTTTACCCTCCACTCAGAAAAAGCACGACTGCGAGCCTGCGGGAAGCCGACCTAGGTCTTTGGAGGTGTACCCTTTGTGGTCGCTTTCATTCCATTCGTGGTCGCTGTCTGTGGTCTGTGTCTATAAAGGGAGGGTTTTTGGAAAAGTAGGAGAAAGGACAGCGACCTGAACCGCTAAAAAAAGTTAGACTGCGACCAAGTTTCCATTCGGAAAACTCCAAAAAAAATAGACCCTAGGCAAAAAAGGTAAGACAGCGACCACGCCAAAAAAGTAGAAGGCGACTCTTGGGAAAAAGGAGGGCGACCAAAAAAAAGACTCTTGGGAAAAAGGATGGCGACCTCTTTGGGGGAAGGCGACCCCTGACACACAGAAGGCGACCTGACGACCGCGACCTGACTAAAGTGACCGTTGAAAGTCAACTTCTGGCGTGGACAGCGACCTGCTGACCGCGATCTGCTAGATAGGTGACAGCGACCTGTTTGTATACTACTATTATGGTTGGTCGCTGTCTGGTGTCTTCCCCGTGTGGGGGTAGCACTTGCGGGGTCGCCGTCCTGCGTTTCGCTTTTTCGGCTGGTCATACTAAAACATAAAGACTATTGCATCTTAATAACCTGTGGCGTATTATATATAGGCAAGGCGCGATCAAGTACCTTAGCAAACCACCAAAGGGAAATAGAAATGTTAGACATGGAACCTAAAGATCCAATGCTTATGTCACCTACCGAATACAGGGAGTGGCAAGAGCAAGAGGAAGAAGACTTTGCAAGGCGCGATCAAGTGGAAGCAGGACTGCTAATTGAAGGCGATGCAGAAGAGGCAATGGATGCCGAGGTCTTACGCAACTATGTATTGCAGGCAAGCGAAGAGGACTACTTGGGAGCATACGGATGGTACGACTGGCGTGAACACCTTGACACCAACACAGCAAGCCCAGAAGTGATGGCAGACCTGCATGATGCAGGGACGATCTCAGACAACGAATATACAGCATGGCGAATTGGCTGGAACAAGAACCAGGAGGGTTAGACAATGAAAGGTAAAGCGAAACTTTTTAAGTCCCGTAAGGACGTTGATGGGCAACCACATAGAGGCGGGGGAGGCCGAAGCGCTGCGAAAGCGCGGAAGCATAAGAGGGCGATTGAGAAGTCACTGCGGCAGAAGTCGCGCAAGCTTTGTAAGCAAGGAGGGTGAATCAATGATTACAACGATACTAATGTCATGGGGGCTGATCGGACTAGCAGCACTCGGCTACTGGACACTAACAACAGACCTGTTTGACAGGTAAGGAGGAAGAGTGGAAGGCGACTACCCAATGGTCTTAGGTTTTACGTGCCCAAGAACCAAGAAGAAGATTGAGAAGGCGATACCAGAACAAAGTGATGCTGAAGATGTGTTTCACTGGTTCTATGCTGGCTGGGGTCACAATGTCCCTTACAGCCTGAACAAGGTGGAGTCCTGCTTCTGCACAACCTGTGCGGGAATAACAAGAAGCCCAGACATAACGATATGTGAGGACTGCGCGAAAGGGGCGATGGGCGAAGTGGTAGAGCCTATGTAGAAAGCGACAGTGCTGGGACACAAGACCTTGCCCAGTGCTAAAGACAGCGACCAATCCGCTCGGGAAGAAGGCGACCCCCTTATTATAAGTAAGTTTAGCTAGGGGACAGCGACCTCGTGCAGCTAATATATATGGTTTGCGTGCGGGTCGTTGTCGCGCCCAACCCTTGAGGTCGCCTTCCCACTATGTTTAGTGGACATATAGTTCAATACTACATAATGTGTTATATTATTAGTGTAGCAGCCGCTACAAACTACCAACCACCAAAGGGCAAGCGAATGGGGACTCCAGCACTAATAGCACGCAAAATTAACAACAATGAATACCAGGTCATTTATTGCCACTACGACGGTTACCCGTCGCACACTGGCAAGATGCTGGCAGACTCGTTTGGGTCTACCGCAGCCGTACAACGGCTAATGGACGGGGGTGACCTCAAGGCCATTGCTAGTAATGGAACTACCATTCCTTTAGGCGGTGGCAGCCCAGCACGGACACTGAAGAGGATAAGTGACTCAACGAATTACGCTGACTTCATTTACGTCTTTGATCCCAGCACACAAAGTTGGTCAGTGTACCGCAAGCACCGCTTTATGGACCTAGAGTAAGCCAGACACAACAGAAGGTGACAGTGCTTGAACGCGCTGTCGCTTTGTGGCTACTGTGTGTGACAGCGACCATTGTTATCTGAATGACAGCGACCAGCGCCTTATGGTTGCGTTTAGCTATTACTGGGTCGCCCTCTTGCTGGTCACTGTCATACTAAGGTTTGGCTGTGGTTGTATGCTAACCAGTTGTGTGGTACCTTATAGGTGTAGCAAGGGCTACAACCTACCACTAACCACTAAGGGCAATACAATGACAATGGACACCACAAAATACACAAGCGCAATAGTTGCGGTACAGACCGCGCCAAACCAGTTTACTACAATGTACTGCGCCTTTTGGGCGACACCCGCCGAACTTGGGCAATGGTTGCGCTTTGTTTGCAACACCCACGAAAGGGCGCTCGCTATAGTTGGTAAGGGTGACCAACACATGCGCGAACGGTATAAGGTCATGCCAATGCCACAAGAACTTTGGCGTCCAGCGCAGCAGCTAAACCGCGAAGGTTTGTGTCGCGAGGTAAGCAACATGGAAGCCGACTACGTTTATGTCTGTAATGCACAGGGCGTATGGTACACCTACACCGACCCCAAGGGACCTGGTTACACAGAACAGCTATGCAGCGGTCGCATTACACAGCACATGCTGTAGGGTAGCAGACTTCCCCCTTCTAATAGGGGGGGGTCATTGGTTATAAGTAGGGGGGGATAGCGACTTCATAGGGGGGGTGCTGTCCCCCATGACTAAGAGGGGGGTGACACCGACCACAGTAGGGGCGGCTTGGGTCTTTGTCATGGGGGGGGGTTGTCGGTTTCGACAAGTCAATGTCCCAAAACAAATAGGGGGGGTGTTCGTCCGAGGAACCTGGGTGACAGCGACCCCTGTGCTGTAGTACCTGCTTGCTTAGCGGGTGACACCGACCCTTGGTTATGTTGTATGGTTGCTATGTTGGTCGCTGTCCTTACTTGGTATGGCTTGGTGTGGCTGGCGCCGAGCGCGACCGTCATGTGTCCGCTGTATGGTTGGTGCGGTGTGGTCTTGCTCCTACTACCTTGCGGTGATGGGTAGCATCTATAACCTGTATTGTGTTACTATATATATAGGTTAGCAAGGGCGCTAACCTACTAAACACTAACCACTAAAGGATCTTAAATGACCAACCTACCCTTAAACATTGTGACCATTGCTTTGGCAATATTTGCCGTTACCCTTTACAAAGACTTCTTCCCTGCCGATCTACGCCTACAACAACGGGGTCGCCGTTTGGTGGTTTCTATGGCGTCCCTTATACTCGCTGCTCTTAGTATGTTTAGCGGGTCGGCTGTGATCGCAGCGGAAGTTGAACCCACGGAGAACCAGAAGGTAGACTGGATCGAGTAGTGGACGGCACTGACAAACAGTGCGGGTGACCTTAGCGGCTTTGGTAGCGTCGTTAGGGTCACCCTTTTGTTTATAAACAAAGAGCGCGACCTTTAGATTAGCATTTTAGGTAGACAGCGACCAAGGAATAAGGACGTTCGCTTGTCATGTTTGTTTGGGTTTAGGTGGCAAAAAAGTAGACCGCAAAAAAGGTCACGCGGAAAAAGACCGTCCCGCGGAAAAAGAACGTGGACCGCGACCTTATACAGCGACCAAAGACCACGCGGAAAAAGACCGTGGACAGCGACCCCAAAAATGGGCGACCCAAAAAAATAGAAAGCGACCTCACGGTACAACGACCTTATTTTGCACTATTTGCACCTTTTGCACTATTTGCACTATTGCTTTTGCACTATTTGCACTATTTGCACTATTTGCATTATGGCTTTTTGGCATACTGTACAGGCATACAGTACTGTACAAACGTACACCTGCACAGGCTTGCAGTACTGTACAAGTGTACACCTGTATAAAGATCCAGTACTGTACAAGTGTACACCTGTATAAACGTACACCTGTACAAGTGTACAGGTAAAAACTTGGCACGATCTTTGATCTGGCACGCACCTTGCTACACTGCAATTCCCGTGCCAACCTAACGCTTTACAGGTTAGCCGTTTAGCTACTGTACACCTGTGCAGTGTGCCGCTTAGTGGCGCTTGTTTGGCTTGTGCTGGCTTGCGGTTGCTAACCCTAACCGTGGTACCTGTTAGGGCGTAGCGCCGATCTTGCTACCTGTACAGCGTTTAGGCGCTACCCTTGATCGCCCTATATATATAGCGCCCGATCTTGCCCTATATATAGCGCCCGATCTTGCAACCTATAGATCGCTAACTGTTGCTAACCGTTATAAGGTTAGGATCGCACCGTTGATCCGTGCTGATCTGGTGGTTTGATCCCGTGCTGATCAAAAATAAAAAGGCTGCACTGCAAGCCTGCCACCAAAATAAAACCGCTAAAACCAAAATAAAACTATGCAACCGTAACCGTTTGCCTGTATAACCGTAGGGCAGTTAGGCACTAACGCCTAAACGCAAACCAAAGGGTAACTACCATGGCAAACGCCAAAACCAAAACCGCTAAAACTAAAACCACTAACAAGGCTGTAAAGGCAGCCGCTAAACCTACCGATCAGCAGTTAGCCGCACAGGCTGCACAGGTTGATCTGATCGCCGTTATGCAAGCCGCGCACAATAGCCGCCAGCCCGCTGGTGCAGGTAGCCGCCATGGTAGGCACCTAAAGGCACGCATGCCTAACCGCAATACCGTTGTAAAGCTTGCAACCGCGCTATTAGCTGCGGTAGCTGGTACCGCTGGCAGCGTAACGCCTAACGGCGATCGGTTGATCTTGCGCGGCTACCAAAACAAGGTAGGCGATCAGGTAGTAGGTGCAGATCCATGGGTAGCGCTTTACAAAACTTGGTTGCATAACCAGCACGGCTGGCGCGTGGATCAAACTTGCCAACGCAGCGCTACTGCTTTGGGCTTTACTGGTAAGCTTTACAATGCCAGCACGGATCAAAGGCACGTTATGCTAACGCCCGCCGATCCTAAGGCGTTTAGTGCCGATCCCGCTGGCTATATACAGGCTAACTTGGCAACCTTGATCGGTAGCCTGTAAACCCTAACCGCCAGCCCCTATTGTGGGGGCTGGCACCCTACCCCTAAACCATAAAAGGATCTTACAATGTTTTTACTTTACTTTGCTACCCTAAACGCCCTTATAGCTTGCGCTGCCAGCGTTAGCTAAAACCAAAACCCAAAACCAAATTGCAAGGGGGCACCCCTTGCTTTTTGCCGTTTTGGTGCCACTGCCGTTTACCTACCATCGCAGGATATTTCTCAAAAAACTCCCACCCTATGCGTAGTGCTTTTTTTTCTTTATAAAATTTCAGCACAGGCTAGTCTGTAGCAGAGGTGACTATGAAATTAGGTGTGTGGCACGAAGCAATAGTTGGAAAGCCAGCAACAGACGAAGCAACCTTTAAAGAATACGCAGCCCAGTACGTAAAGTTTATTAAAGACAACAACATAAAGCGTGCGTTCTTTATTCTAATGGACCCAAACATAAAAGCAGGAACCTACGCCAAGCAAGGTTGGCTTCAAAAGTATTGGTTGGATCAATTGCCAGCAACCTGCCAAGCAGGACTAGTGCTAGACACAGAGCCAAAATGGCCGTGGGTTGGATCTTCCGCTACCTTCCAGCCAAACGACACAATGGATCTAGCGTTTCAGTTTATAACTAAGCTAAACAATTCCAGTGGAAGCAATAAGATCACTTGTTTGGGTTTTGATTATGAAAATGTAAACGTGTACTACGGTAAGCAAGGCGAAAGCTACATAGAAAAGCTTTGGGCGCAGTATTGGCCAACAGTTCCACTAGACTACGGCTACGCCCCCAAAGGGCCACCGCCAAACGACCAAGGCAACCAAAGTTACCCCGAAATATACTGGGTAGGCGAAATGGCCGCATGTGGCTGTAAAGGCGACAAAGGGCCAAAGTGCCGTTGCCCCAACACGCCATACTGTAAAAACAACGGGAACCCAAAAGATCTACTAAACGGAAAGATAGGCAGTTATTTAGAAAACCACAAAGCATGGTTAAGCCAACCAAACGTATGGCCAATGTTCAGTGTAGAAGCGTTATCCAACCCTGCTTGCGTTGCTTCCCCCTACACAACCCACAACGCCTGCGGAATAATGGATGCCTTTGGTGTGTGGACAAAGCCAGACTTTTTGGAGTTCCTAAACGCTGTAGAAGCCAAGTACGGGATCAAGCAAGCAATGATCTACGAATGGCAATACGTTCCAACTTCTTGGCTTTAGCGCTACGTAGTTAGCTTATTCATTTAGGGCATGGCCAGCTAACCACCCTTGGACCTTCTGGGTAGCCGTTGTGTGGCACGTGTGGTCTAAAAATAAGTATTGCGCTACCCTTGGGTGCTGCTGCTGCTTTTTCGCCATTACTTCTATTAAAGCTTACACGACCTTGCACTAGGCGTATTTCTGCGGCTTTCCATGCTTGTTCGTGCCACCAGTTTGTATCTGTGCAGGCCATTACTATCATTACAACTGTTGCGCCTTGCTGGGCTTGTTCTTTGGCGTGCTGTACCCATTGGTTTACTGTTCTACCGTATGGTGGGTTGCAGAATACCGTACCCTGCCAATGAGCCTTTAAGCTATTTTGCTTGGTTGGATTGGGGTGATCGGGGCCTAGGTAGTTTTCACATTTTTTATTGTTGCGGCTTGCAGCCGCATCAAGTGTAAAGCCAAATTCTTTATCAAGTGCGTTGTATAGGGCTGCTGGTGTTCGCCATGCTTGATCTTTGCTACTG